GTTAGGTTGTCTACATCTTCTATACCTTGGCATTGGTAGCATCCCCTTTCTAGTCTTATGTATGAAAGCAAAATAAAAGACGGTAGCTATTGCTATCGCCTTAATTGTTATTCAACTTATCATCAATCATCTTACGTAATTCTTTGAGGTCGTCCTCATTAGCAATCTCTCTTACAAACTTCTTAGCATGTGAGCGATAAAGATAGACACGCTGTTTATCTTTATTCTTCTCGTTCCACTTCTTGTTAGCTTTGCGCCGTGCCTCACTTAATTCTGCCATCTGTATCACCTACTTTACTAACCAAGTAGCAATACAAATTAGGATAGCAAGCACTGATAGAACGATTGAGATATTATCTTTTGTTTCTCTTTTCATAACAGACACGATTAGAACATGATATAATTTATATACACCTAAACAAGGGCTTTGTTGGAACCCTTGCTGGTGTTAGATTACTTAAATAAGAACGTCAAGATTGATATTATAAAGCTTGCAATGCTGAGATAAAATTTAATATCTTCTCGGCGTTCTTTTTGTAATCTCTTACGTCTATCTGTTCTAATCATCATCCCTCCCTTCACTTATTATAATACACCTATATAGGTACAATATCAAGTGAATTGAGAAATATTCTTATTTATTTTTGTGTACTTTAAAAGCCGGCAAGCTTTGACCTGTCGGCTTTTTCTTTTGTATTTTATTCATGTGTCGTTCGGCTCTGCACAGCATTTGATATTCCTGCCTGCTAGCAACTAAGCCAAACCGTTTAGTCTGAAACATTTTTCCTCCAAACAAAAAAGCCAGCCGTTAAGCTGACCATTTTATTAATGTGATTGCATAAAAAATTGTAATACTGTAGTTGCTAAAGATGAAAGCTTAACAACATTTAAGGTAGCTGACATAATAGCACTGAAATCACCAATCTTTTTCATTACTCTTCTAAAATAAAAAACCAGCTTACTTAACTGGTTTAATCGACTGAATCTTTTCCTTTGTAAACGTAAATCTTTTATAATCTGGGCTATTGTAATGTTTATCTGGATATAGTAAGTGATGATGATCAATAAACAATGGATAGAATGTGTGTATGTTAGAAGTAACGAAAGCGCCAATAAGACGAATTTCTTCTGTTTTACCTCCTAATTCCCAAAGTTCAGATAAACCATCTAAAACTTTATCTCCATGAATTTCTTTTATTATTTCTTTAGCAACCTTTGCCTCTTTCTCTCTTAGAAGATGACAATGATCAGCTCTTCCATTAAAGATGTCCTTTCCATAGTCTTCTATATCTGGAATCAATTGATCAACAATAAAGAAAAAATGCCTTAATGCTTGTTCCTGATTTTGTAGACAGTTAGTAAAATCATCAAGATGTATAGTATCAGTCCAATGAGGATATTTTGTTAAATCAATATATATCAAATCAGAAAGAACAACATTTCCAACAGTAACATTGTTCTTTGGCTGTGTGGGATTACCAATTTTTTTACGATGCTTTGACATATATTAAGCTATCCTTTTTATATAACAGTTAAATATATCCTTATCACTAATGAAATTTGAACTACTGTCAAGCGGTGATAAATCTTTACGAGCATTTTTCCATGGTGATTCTTGGTGCGTCATGCTTTCTAATTGGTCTGCATTATACTTTCCATAGACGTCCCAAACTTGATTAAGGACATCCTCGATATCTTCAGTAAATATAGGTCGAGTCTTAGGTTTACTAATATTGTTAAAACCATACTCAGAATATTCACTATATAATCCATGAATAACAGGCCCATGAACCCATGCTTCAAATCGTCCATCATCAAATAATTTATTAGTTAACTTTTCTGCTGAATCATTTAATAATGTTAAGGTCCAAGCATAAGCGTAGTAAACTAATTTTTGCAATTTCTTGGGAGAAATTTTACCTTCACCTTTTGCTAAAAACCAATCTGCTACTTCATCATAAGTGTACTGGCTCATGTTAGACACCTTCCTTTCCTATAGGTTAATAATATCACTAAATGTAGCTATAATACTATAACGCATATTTCAGCAGAACTGTCAAGATATTGACATTAGAATTTGTTCACAATACAAAAGGCCAGCCACTTAGACTAGCCTGAGGTAAAAAGTAAAATGATCATAGTTTAACGTCATTTCGGACAATCAAGGCTAATGAAAGAAAACATCTAGCAAGTAGGTGTTCCTCCTTTCGTTGAATGTTGCTTTAATAAAAAATAGGTGTGCCTTGAAAGCTAACGAACAGATTTGAACTGCCATCTTCACATTGGTTGAAACGGAGCAATGGTGACGCTCTACCGTTGAGCTACGTCAGCATAATACAGAAATGCTTGCATCCACTAATCGTTTTTGAATTTTGTTACTCTTTGCATCTCTGTATTACTATCACGGCTTGGGCAGAAAAGTACTATGCAATTACGAAAGAGGAGCTTTCATCTCCTTCATGGTTAAGTTTGCCGTGATAAAGCCGAGAGGTGGATTCAAACCACGCTTTTGTCACACGAGACCGGTTGTGTGCCCATCTTGGATCTCAGCAAGCAGTGCGACTCGTAAGCACTACAATTGCGAATATCGGGAACTGCCCCCACAAGTATTGGACCACTCCAGGATACTTGGCATCTAGTTTGCATATTCGCATAATCAGGACCACACAATCACCGCACCCGGTCGTAGTTTTCCGCCTACTCCTGTAACGGTATTGCTGTCCCTTCATACGGTAATCCTTTAGCCGCTGAGTTAGATTACGGACTCTTTTGCTGATACAGCACGGCTGCTATGAGACTATCAGAGTAGCATATTGTTTTTATCAAAGGAGTGTTTCATACACTAAACGCAAAAGCCAAATTATTACTGGTTACAATGGTTTATAACTTTACGATAGTCTCAACGTGGATTATGGTCATCTGCCACCATCGCGTCGGCTTGGTTACCGGATTCCACACTTCCTACGTTTAACAAGAGATCCCTATTGTGAGTATAGTAATGAGTCTTGAAAATACGTAGAGCAGTTAAAGGCTTGCTCGGGCACGTTATTTGAAAAGTAAAGTCGTTTTCGTAATCATTCGACAATATCATAATAAGGCTGTTTTTCTTGAAAATCACGCCAAAGTACCGCCATTTTACCGCCAAAACACCGCCACTTTACTTTTCGACGAGAACATCAGCCGGAATTATCCTTGCTGCTTCCCACAATGCTTTTTCTTGCATTCGATTGAATGTCCTTTCAGCGATGTTTAAGTCCATCCTTACTTGTGTTACTGAACGATGGTAATGAACAAAGCGATTATCAAGTATAAGTGCATATAGCTCGTGTTCGTCCCCCTTAGAAGCAATATACTTAATCACAAGCTCACGACGCTTCCATTCATTCTGTGCATTCGTCCAGTCAACAATTCTTCTGTCAGGATCATATGTCCTTGCTTTAGGTTGCCCATCAAAACTAGGTGATCCTAAGGTGATTTTCTTTTTCTGTGCTTCATCCCTCCAGTACCAATATTCCTCTAGCCAAGCTTGGGCTTTGTCACATGATTTTTTGCGGTCATACTTTTCAAATACTTTGTTCACTGCCCTACTCCCCTTATGATATAATAATTTTTGGTATTTTGCTTTATTTCATAAGAGGGCGTTCTCCATAGCGAGGACGCTTTTTTTGTTTACAACATGCTAATTATCCAGTGCCACAAAAGAAGATTTGCTGAAACTAATCCGCCAAGTACTAGCCCACAAATACAGGCACAGAACATCAGCACAATAACAGCAACTAAAAGTCCCCATGCGTTCTTAACTTTGCTTGCCATGTGTTACCTCCATATCACGAATAATATCCTTTTCAGCAAGTAATTTGCCGTCTTTGCTCCAGTATTGATCTACATTGCGGATTGGGTCACCATGAACACCTTTGCCACGAGTAGCTACCGTATGGATTACCTCAATTAATTCTGCTTTCGATGGTGTTTTCAAAGATAATTCTTTCATCAGTCGCACCTCTCATAAGTCCGTTCAAATATATCTTGATCAATAGCCCAGTGCTCTCCATCTATGCCAGTAGCGATGTAATCGCCCTTATCAATTTTCATATTTCCTTCTTTAGTTGGAAGCAAGAAATAAGAAGTGTTACCTCGTGATGTTGGTCCAACAATGTGTACCTTGTACCTAGCTATCTGCTTAGTTGACCCATCGAACTGTTCGGCCTTGATGGTTGTCTTCTTACGGTATTCTTTAAGCATTATTCTTTCTCCGTATTAACGTCATAACTATTCACGATTGCATCAACTATTTGGCGTTGAGAATCGTTTTGCACAAGTAGTCTAAGTAAAATTGTTAAGGCAACCGCTAGTTGCATCCCGTTATACTTCTTCCCCGCCTTTTGAAACTTCTTGATAATCTTGTTAATTACTTCCGGTTCAAGGCTTGCGTCTTTTACCATTTCATCTATTATCATTATTCTTCCTCCTCGTTAAGTGGACGACGACACTTAGGACAGTAATCAAGCAGACCAGATTCAGAGAAATAAGCTCCTGGTCGGTCGTCATCGTCGTAATCCATCTCTATTGCACCATTAGGAAACACGTAGAGCTTATTTTTAAGGTCATCACATATGGGTTTTGTGCAGTTAAATTTATCTGGATGACAGTACGGACAATTCTTTTGCTTTTTGGTTAATTTCATTCAATCCCCGCCTCTTTTAGCTTTTGATCTACCATGATTTCAATGCGCTTATATCCGCTGTCGATTTGCTTGGCTAGTTCCCTCAACGAATGAATAGGCTTGTCAGCGTCAACTTCCTTTTCATAGAACTTAATAGCTTGGCCATACGTCATAAACCACCATTTTCGTCCCGATGGAGTACCGCCTTTGCCTTTTTTTCTTCCGTCTTTTTGAACAAGCTTGATTACTTCGCCATCGCTAACGATGGCAAACTTATTATCTAAATCAATCGTTATCATTTTTCTTCTCCGCTAACATTTTCAATGCTTCTTTTCTCATATTTGCTAAGTCATTTTTTATTTCTTCAAATTCTTTATCACTAACAATTTCATCAGGATTGTTAAAACAGATAAATCCATCATGTTGTATTCCAAGCTCTGATAATTTATGACTCATTACTTCCACCTCTTCGGCTTTCTAGCCGTTTTGTGCCACCACTGTGACCATTCATAGCTTGTGTGATCGTGCCAAGCCATCATATGCTTTGCTTTCATGATCTGTCGCTTACGAGTGCGCTTGATTGGCTTATATCCCTTTATTAGGTACTTTAAGTTCATCAATACTCTTTTACCTTCTAAAGAGTTCAAGAAGTCATTAACGCTCTTTTGTGTAATATTAATATCTTCAATGCGCTTGTTACTCATCGTCTTTGACCTCTTCAATACCTGTCCGCAATAATTGATCAAAATAAGCTATGCCTTTAAATCTTGTGTCATTTCTCAATTGATTTAATTCATCCCAAGTAAAAGTTTGCTTTAAGAAATGATTTGGAGCGCATGCAAAAATCTTGCCATGAATATCATGCTCACAGGATAAATACTGCTTACCGTGACTAGAATTCAAGCCTAAAAGTCGTACTCGGTACCGCTTAATTCCTGATTGTTGCCATCGACATAATAATCGTTGAATCTTTTGCAATTTACCCAAATCTGCTTTTTCATCAGCTATAATTTCAAATTGTCGTGGTTCTCGTGAAATGATAGTTACTTGGATATGGGGATGTTCTCCCTGCTCTATTTTAGATAATGATTCTATAAGCTCATCAGATTTCATTTTTCAATCCCCTTCTTGCTTTCGCTGTAGCTCTTTATATAATTCTTCAACCGAGTTATACAATGCTAACCAAATAGCATATATTTTCTGATGTTCTTCATAAGCACCATAGGCTAATAGAGTCCTTTCTTTTTCAGATAATTCAGAAAAGTTCTCTACATCTAAACCTTCAGTACCATATATTTTTTCTATGGTATCATCTAACAACGCAATTAATCCCTTTATCCCCAATATATCAAGGGATGCTTGCTCAATTTTTCCTTCTAAATTATTTATAAGTTTACCTGTTGTCTTTGAATCCATAACTAATCATCCTTCCTACACTCTCATATCTTCTAAACCAGTAAAATCAACAATGTTATCAGCTTTATGTGGTAATAAACGACTAATTAATTTCGGGTTATACATTGTTTCCAAGTCTTTAGAACTACAATTAGTCGTAATAATTGTTGAATTAACAATCTCATTTCTATTTAGATCAATCCTTGAATTAGCAATTCTGAATAGATATTCTTGTAAATCTTGACGTACAGACTTAGACTCGTTCTTCATTGAACCTTCCGTTCCAAAGTCATCAAGCAATAGAACATCTACTGTTTCCATTAGATTTTGTAGGTAATCTAATTTGTCTTGAACATCTTTATTTTCAATTCGTTTTGACATTAATCTTGCCAGTTCAAGTGTTGATACTGTCATGACAGTTAAATTCTTCTCACATAAAGCGTTCAGCATAGCCATCGCAAGAGAAGTCTTCCCTACTCCCGGCTTACCACTTAACAACACCTTTTGAGGTTCTCCAAACATCTTTTTAGCAAGTAGAAAGCAGCGATTAGCTACTTCTTTGGCTTTAGCTACGTCCTTTTGTTTATCTGGTTTCCAGTTTTTGAACAGGAAATCAATTGGCTGGTTTCCATTAAACAAACTACTGTTAATATAAGTTCCTGCTTTATACAAGATGTTCTGCCTGTTAAAAGTCTGCTCAATTCTTTTTCGATAATTCTTTACGTTGATTTTCAATTCGGCCAATTGCTCTGGATCATTAACGTCTATTCCATAAGCTTCTTTAAGATGTGCCGCAGCTAACTGTCGAGCATTTCTGGTAGTTATTTCAGTCATTTAACAAACCACCTTTCAGAATGGCAATTCGTCATCCCTTACCCCATCGAGAAGATTGTCACTTTTTCCGTCATCACGAACAAAATCCTTATAGTCGTCGTAGTAACCCTCTTGCTCATACTTATTAGCTGGAGCAATATTCTTGTCTTCCAGCTCATCATCAAAGCGACCGTTAAACCAAGTCGATCCGTTCATTGGGTGGTACCAGCTGTTCTGCTGACAATAAACTAAATACTTATTCAAGCGATCCAACAAGTATTCGTTATTATGTTTAACAGATGCCCTTCTCCACGCTTTATAATGATTAAAGGCTTGCTTTTTACCCTTTTTATTTGGATACTTAGTCCAAACCTCTTCAAAATCCTTTTCGAGCTGAGATACGGACTGTGCATTGCTGTGCGATGCACTATGTTTGTTGTTACTTTCTTTTGTTATTTCTTGTTGTTGGTAATTCTTGTTATTGTTATTTCTTAGTGAGCTATTTTCCATTGGGTGGTTTTCCCGTTCAGTGGATTTTCCATCAGATGGGTTTTTAACCTTTTTAGGGACTTTTTCTTTAATTTCCCCGTCGATGGGGTTAACGGGGTCATGGTCAGTTAACACCCATTCCATACCATCAAATACACCTTTTTTTGTTTGGCGATGGCGCCTAACTAAGTAACCAAGTTTTTCTAGTTCCTTTAACCCGGATTGTAATGCACCTTCACCATCAGTTGAATGTTTAGCCAGCTCGCTAACATAGAAGTTCCAATTATCGGCTTGGCTCCACATATAGATAAAAATCCCTCTGGCTTTCCAACTAAGTCGTTCATCACGTACCACTGCATTACTGATATTCGTATAATTTTTAGCGGTATTCTTTACCAAGCGAACCATTTGGTTACCTCCTAAAGCAGTAATTTATTTTCCGTATACTCTTTTTAGCATTCCCTTAAATGTTTTTTTGAATAACTCTGGATGATACGTTAGACCAGCAACAAGCATTTTTGCTAAGACATCCGTATCTCCTGATATTTCACAAGTAAACTCATCGGAACTATTCGGAATAGTTGCTAAGCGGATTTCTGCTTTCTTTGTGATCAACATATTCTTATTACTATTTGAAAAATTTGATTTATTCATATATAATCAACCTCGATATATGTTTATTCATGTTATTTATTGTCATCGGTATTACCAGTACCGATGGCTTTTTTTGTGCCGTAATCCCATAACATTAGTAAGTAGAAGAACAGCAAAAACAATGCTCCACCATAATCGCCAACGACTGCGCAATAAGCTATCCAAGCGCCTAATAACATGGCTAACATTTTGGAATTGATCATTTTATTAATCATTTATTTCACCTTCCTTTGGTTTGATATAATCATCTCAATGGAGGTGATTATATGGCTGATGGATTATATAGAGACTTGTCATTTGAATATATGGAATTAATTGTGTCTGATATGAGAGATTTAATTGATGGAATTGATACAGATAAAGCTCATAAAAAACAATTTAATTTCAGATTTAATCTTTTCAAAAAGAACGTTGATTCTTTTGAAAGTTTATTTAATGAAACAAGTACAATTATTGACCCAGGTCAGTACAAAAATTTTAGATTTGCCTTAGCACAATTTGTTTTAGTAATACAAAATACTCAACGAAGAAATAGAATCACTAAGGACGATTTAAAATATCTTGAAGAGTTTTACAGAGTTTGTCATGAATTTCTTTAGCGCTAAGATTTCCAATTTTATTCTTTGAATAAACGCCCATAATAAAGTTTTTAAATTCAATTGCGATCATTGGTTTGTGGCGTTTATAAAAATAATTTGAATAGGTATCTGCTAATTTACCTACCTGTTTATATGCGTCTGGACTTTGAAGATCAATTTTTGAGACTTCATTTTCTAGACGCTTTTTTTCTTTCTCCAACGCATCTAAAAATTCTTTTGATGGTTCCACTTTTTAAGCCTCCCTTGAATGAGGATCAAGCATTCGTTGACGATATTGTTCCGAGCGATAGCGTAAAAAGTCTTGAAAACGATCCTCGTCAACATAAGTCCGTTGACCGCCATCATGAATAATTGCGTCTCGATACTCTGGCAGTAGTGAGCATTCCTTACATCTGCTATAGAACGTTGCTTCTGAATAACCGTAATCTGCCATAATCTGCTCTTTCGTCTTCCAATCATTTGCCATCATGCCTCGTCACCTTCATTTCGATAATGAGCTTCAACACCTCCGGATTTTAAAAAGTCAGTTAGTAGATCTGTTCCAGCTTGTCGTTGATGAAATTTCCCAATAATTTTCATTGCCTTTACGGCTGCAAACTCAACATCGATGTTTAAATACTCAAACATGAATTCAATACCATTAGGAATCTTGTTATCTTGTCCAATATTTTCACCAATCCAATCAACAACCGTGTAATAATCTTTGAAGCCTTCTTCTCGTCCTTTGTACTGCTTCTTTATTGGAAATATTTGCTCAAATTGGCGTGGGGTTAATTGCTTAAGTGTATCGTCAAGCATTAATAACCACGATTTTTGCATTTCCCAGTTCTGCTCATCTATTACTGTTGCCCAATAATGGATCAAAATAAAAGCAAGTTGCTGTGGAGTTCTTTTAGTCGACATGTTTTGGTTGTTTATATTTTTGGGCTTATTCATTAGAAACTGCCTCCTTTGCTTCTCCTAAAGCTCATCTTCAACAATATCCGCTTGATGTTCGTAGAAGTTCTGAACTGCTAATTGGTTGTAGTAATAACGATTACCTTTCCAATATCCATAATGATTAGTCATTCCTTTAGGTGCTTTTAAGCCAAGTCGTTGGCCCCAAATACCAATTGTGTAAGGACTAACTCCAAGTTGGCTTGCAATATCGCCAGCAGTAAACACTTTATCTTGACATACAGGAAACGTCAGCTGATTTGTCGCTTCATTCATCAATTGCTGATAAAGGTCGCCGCGTGTATGACCTGCAATCTTCAAAAGTAATTCAGCCCGTTTATTTGCATTCTGAGTTTCCATTTCTTTAAGCCATTGCTCTTTGAAACTCAATTCTCGATTACGCACTGCAATTTCATCAGAAGTCATATGAGCTTCAATCGCTTTATGCTCTTCTTGATATTCATTGAAAAGTGACACGTATTGAGCTGTGAATAACGTTCCCTTCTTACCGGTCATTTTGTTAGCTACAAATTCACACCCCATCTTGGTTAATAGGTAGCAATCACGAATTTCTCCTTTTGCGTCTTTGTAGTTGCTTCCGATAAAGAAATCTAACGGGCTCAATTTTGAGCTGGTTGTTAAATCATTAATATAACGGTGAATATCACGCATTAAGTTTTTGTGTAACTTACCAATCATTTTGGCAACTTCACGGCTATCAATAGTTGGTTGTCCGTTAAAATTGAATAATTGTGGTTTCATTTATTTGTCCTCCTAATCTTTTGGCTTAGTTAGTGGCAGTTTGTGGATACTTTCCCACTTGTTAAGAGTGTCTAGTGTTGTCTGACGATCTGCTAAACGCCATGCGTTAAGTGCGTCAAGACTTAGCGAATTAATCCAATCAATACAACTTTCTAAATCAGCCATTTTCAAATCTGACCGAACATTGACGTTATATTTATCCTTAAGTTCGTGATAGATTGCTGATCGAACCTGACCGATTTTCTTCATCAAATAATCTCCACCGCCATAATCTGCCGTGTGATGATCGGCGATCCACTTTTTGGCAAGCAAAGTTGACTTAGCATAAACAGCTTTAACAACTTTGCGATCCTGGTTATGGTCAATCCGAGAAATATCAATCGCTTTGTTAGCAATCTTGTTAGTCTCATCTAATTTCTTCTGAAATTGCTTAATAGCTTGATTGGTCCTTTGATTATTTCGCTTAGCCTCCTCGCCAATTTCCTTAACCCGCTTAAAAACACGTACTAAGTTCTGTGCATTCTGTTGTCCTTGAAGTAATGACTTTTCAAGAAAACCATCATCTAGAGTTTGTACTGGATTATCCATTATTGATTACCTCTCCTTCTTGAATAATTCGATCGTTATTTAATTGATTCTTGATTTCATCAAGGAAGCGTTGCATAGCATCCATACTGTTAAGAACAGTTTGCTTATCATCGTCATCAAGCTGATCCATATGCAAATTCTTTCCCATAATATTGTGATCACTTAGGAAATCATTTATATCTAGTGACAGGTCATAAATATGAATTTGTGCTTGTCGTTTCTTTCTTTCCAACTCTTTCTTTTGCAACTCATCATAACTATTAGCATTCTTATTGATTCGCTCAGCAGCATTAAGTTCTCGCTTGTAATAATCAATATCTTCTTTATCTTTCACTGACTGTTTTTTTAGCTCAGCTAGTTTAGATTTGATACTGTCATAATCATCTGGTTTTACTGGAATTTCTTTAGTTACTGTTTTGGTAATAACTTTAGGTTCTGGTCGCTTGCTTGAAGCTTCTCGAAGCTGGTTATTGAGCTGTATTTGTGTTTTACGATTCTCTTCAAGTTCAGCTTGCTGGTTAGCAATAGTATCATTACGGTCAGCCAATTCCTGCTCACGTTGCTTGAGCTTTTTCTTCGTTTCGCGTAATTCTCGAACAGTCATTTCATCAGGCTTTTTTATTTCACCAGAACTTAACTTCTGAGGTTTCTCTCGTTCTTCCGGTGGCATAGTTGCGATGAGGTAAAGAGCAGTTGCTCCTAAATTCGGCAACGTTGCCGAATTTGAATATTCATCCGCAATCTTCATAGATCTTTCTGCAAATGTTTGATTAATTTTGACTTGTTTTAACCATTCACCAAAATCACCATGAGTAAGATTATTTTTCTTCACCCAACTAAGTCGACGACCAATTTCAAAAATTGATTGACCGCCAATTGACTGGTAAGTCTTTATTTCAGTTGTAATTGTTGTTAAATCATTTGATAGTGGTTCTAGTTCATTCGTGATGATCACTTCCTTTTCTCAGATAAATGAAGTAGATATTGAGGGGTTACTCCTAAATAGTCAGCAACAGCCTGTAAAAGGTCATATCTTGGTATTGATTGGTTCCACCGACCGATTGTTCCGTTTCCAATATTCAAATCATGTTCAATCCGATATATTGATTTTCCTTGTTTAGCAGCTTCCTCTTTTATAGCTGTATACAATGGCACATAATCACCTCTTATCGATAATTGCCTAATTATCTTTTCTATTTCTATTGACATTTAATAGACCAAAATCTATTATAAGAGTATAGAAAAACTAAAGGTTGATTGTTAATCTACCCTTGAATAGATAATATAAGCAGTTAGCTTTTTACTGTGCTCCCTCAAGCACATTTACAGTATATTAGACTTCTGCCTATCAGTCAACCCTATTTTAGAAAAAAATCGAATAGAGGTATTGTCATGTCTATTAAAAATAGAATTAAAGACTTAGCTGATAGTCATCATCAAAGTATCGCCGAGGTCGAACGCCACCTTTCGTTTGGGAATGGAACTATAGCTAAATGGGACACTCGCTCTCCATCTTCTGAAAAATTACAAAAGGTTGCTGATTATTTTGATGTCTCAACTGACTACCTTCTAGGGCGAGATGCAAAAGAAAATAAAACAGCTGACCTTGCGGATAAAGATACTGTGTTCACTTATGAAGGGAGGGAAATTCCAGCCGAAGATTTAGAATATATGAAACGATTGTTGCGTGGTGGTAAATAATGCTATATCAACAAACAGAAGAAGTTTGCGATTATTTATTAGAAAAAGCTAAAGAATATAAAATTGATGTGATATGGGATCACTTCTCGCCTTATACTCCACCTGGCAGTAGCTATAAATATCGGCGGGTAGTAATGAATATTGATTGGCACCGTCCGAAAGAAATCATTTTCCAATTTGCTCATGAATTAGCCCATGTTATTCACGGTGACCCTGGGGATGTGGTTTATTACCACGCTAGCTTCACTGGTAAAGAATCAGTTGAATATAAGGCGAATGTTGGTGCTGTTGAACTTCTAGTACTATTTTATTGTCAGGATACCGATATTCAATGCGTTAATAGCGAAAACTTTATGCAAGCCTTCCATGTCCCTCACTATCTTTCAGAGGTGGTAAGGGACAAAATCTGGGACTATTATGTGAAATAATTAATTTATGACCAAACACTGATGTCGTTAAAAGCTGAAATATATTAGGGAGAATTATTAAATATGGAAAAAGCTAAAACAGATTCTATAATCAGAGAATATATATATTTGGATAATCTTGAAGTTAATTCAATCCTTGCACAGTTCGAAGATGGTATACCCAAAGTGATTGAAGAAATAAAACAATCAACTGAATCAAATACAGAAGGTACTACGGGAAAAATGTCCACTAAAGCTAACGGTGGATTGCAAGCTGGAGTTAAGGGTGAGGTCTCCTTTGGTGGAGAAATAGGAACTAATAACAGTGAAACTAATAGTGATATGTATCAAGAAGCTATCTCAACTGTATATCATGATTATGCTGTTAATATAATGACTGATGAACTGGAAGAACACGGCTTATTAAAATTAACTACAAAGCAACCTGAAGGAGCTTTTGTGCAACTAAAATCTAATTTTGAACTAATAGATCCTGTATCTGTTAGTTCAAATCTTGATAATGATATTATCTCTTTCATGCTTGGCTTTGCTGATGGAGATGATAGCGACACTATAAGTGCTAAAGAAGGCTTTTCCTCAATCGCACAGTTTGGTAATTTACTAAACGGTCTTTTTCCAGATAGTATACTTATCAAGACAAATAATGCTTTGTCCATTGCAGAAAAGACTAATTTTAGAATGAATACTGCACAACTTAAATCTCTAGTCTTATCTAAAAGAAAAATAACGATTATAGGAAAAATTGAATCACTCATTACTGAAGAAAGTCTTAATTTAGACGCAATAACTAACAATCTGGAAACTAATCCTGCATTATTTACTAGTCTAATGCCAACATTTAGTTTTACCATCTTAAATACACTTAACCTTATAAAAAAAGACGATCGGTTAATTAAACCAATCGCCATCTACTTTGAATAAGTATTAAACCTTTTATTTACTTTAGCTCTAAAGTCAGCATGATCTTTCCTCATAATATCATGTCGCTTAGAAAGCACGTTTTGTTTTGCTAAGACTTTTTTTGAGAAGATTTCAAAATCACGTTTAGCTGTTTCAAATTCGTTAAATTTCATGACTTTGTTACCTCCTTTGCCGAATAAAGTCTTAATTCACATAAAGTATAACATTTTAAAATGTGAATTAAAAATATTTTTCTGATTTTAGGTAGTCCAATATACAAAGTAAGTTAATTTCCATGCCTATCTAGAAAATTTTGATAATAAAACATCCCCTACGAACTTTTAGGCATTGCCCTATATAAAAAGAAAAGAGGTACATGCTCCTTTCTAAGTAGTCTATCACAGCAAGCTGTGATTTAACGACTACCGAAAGGAGATGAACCTCATGACTAATTTCACACTTTTAATTCTACTCTTGATAATTATTGAAATCAAGCGTTAGGCAATGCCTAAGGGGCGCGAGCCCCTGCGTGTCTCGCGCCCTCCTGCTTCTACTAATTTAAAGCGGTCAATTCCGTGACCGTTTTAAAAAGCATTTCAAAAGAACACCAGTTTGCATAAACAACACTATAAAACAAAAAAAGTCTATCCTTCTACAGCAATAGAAGACAGACTATGGAGTTAAAAATAAAGCTCATATCCCTATTTCTAACTCCTTCATTATAACATTTGTATCTAATCGAATGGAGGAACAATTATGTGGATAGAAAAAGTAACCACAGGAAATAAAGTTCGATATAAGTATACAGAACGGTACAAATCCACCCTCACTGGACGCTATAAGCGTGTTTCTGTTACTTATGGAAAGAAGACTCCACAAGTCGTTAAAACAGCTACCAGAGAGCTAGAAGTTAAAATTAGAAAAGCACTTAGCAAAGAACAAGCACATGAAACCAATATTGAACTAGGCAAGCTTCGAGATAAGTTCCTGACAGCATACGAAAAACGGGTAGCCCTGAAGACTTATCAAACTAATAAGACACTTTTAGATAAAGTCGTAGATGATATTGGAGAGCATACTATCGCTAAAAACATTACTACTACCTACTTTAACAATTATTTGGAGGAAAGGCTTTATAACCCAAAGAAACCGTTAAAAAATAGTACTGTTCGAGCAATTAGGAAAGCTTTATCTATTATGTTCAAGTGGGCTATTAGTCATGGAGAACTTGCTACAAACCCGATTGAAAAAGTCGAAATTAATTGGCGTAATGAATCCCGTGAAAAACATGAACGAATTGAAAATAAATATCTAACCAAAGATGAGTATAAAGCAATTATTAATTACTGTACTAAGCATAAAGCACTTCTGTACCGTGATATTATTGAATTTCAATATTTAACTGGGTTACGATATGGTGAATTAAGTGCTTTACAAGTTAAAGATGTGCTTCAACATGACAATCATTATTTTGTTGATGTAAATGGCACGATGGAATATAAGCATAAACCTGCTAAGCATTATAAAAGTCATTCGACTAAGACATTATCAAGTACAAGACAAGTTATTCTTTCACCAACAGCTACGAATATTGTTAAACGTAATATGCAAGATAAATCCCCTAGTGATTGGCTATTTACTCGTCATATTGTACGTTCAAATCGAACAGTGCCAGTATGTCAAGGGCGGTTTTAAATTGTCATTTTATAGCGGTTTAAAAATGTATGATTTGGTCGGTTTAAGAATTGACCGATG